TTGCAGTTGCAGACGAGACTCACCTCTATTCAAGCCCCGAGCTTCGACGAATGCACGAAACAGTGCGACGCAACTTGGCAAAACGCAAAGCTGCAGACCCTTGGATGCTCGAGACATCGACAATGTACGCAGTCGGCGAAGAATCAATAGCCGAGCAAACACACAGGCTTTATGTCGCAATTCAAGAAGGCCGCATCAAAAATCCGGGCTTGCTTTTTGACCACAAACAAGGTCTTGAAGTGCCAGATCTGTTGAATACAGAAGATTTGAAGCGAGCGCTTCGTGTCGCTTATGGCCCAGCTTATCAGTGGCTCGATATTGACCGTTTGGTGGCCGAGATTCAAGACCCAATGACACGAGCTTCCGATGCTCGGCGTTACTTTTTGAACCAACCGTCCACTGACACTGACAAGTACATGGACGCAGTCGCTTGGAAAGCAGCGGCAGAACCCGAGGCTCTTGAACCCGGCACAGAAGTTGTGCTTGGCTACGACGGCTCGCGAAAAGACGACGCTACAGTGCTTGTCGCTTCTCGGCTTTCAGACGGCAAGATTTTTCAAATCGCTTGCTGGGAACGACCACCGGGACCGGCTGGTTATAACTGGGAAGTGCCCCGCGTTGAAGTCGATGAGACGGTGCGAGAGGCTTTCGAGAAATACAAGGTCATCAAGATTTGGGCCGACCCTTCCGGTTGGCAGTCTTATCTCGACGCTTGGAATACGACTTTCATTGACCGTGTTGTAGCGGTTTACCCAGCCAGTCAGCGCAAGCTGATGGCACAAGGACTTGACAGATTCCTTGAAGATGTGCTAGAAGGCAGACTCAAGCACGACGGCTCGGCCGAATTGACACGCCACGTGCTCAATGCGGTGCCGACTCGTTACGGCCAAGTCAAAAAGCCTTCACAGGCACACAAAATAGACGGTTTGATAGCCGCAGTTTTGGCCTATCTGGGCAGAGCAGAAGCAACGCTCAACCCTGAAAAGCCAGCGGCACCAGTTGCTTACTTCTCAATTCAGGCCTAGGAGAGACATGAAAAAGATTGACCCAAGCCTTGTGGTGGAGATTTTCGGGGTAGTGCTTGTAACAGTTGGTATTGCAGCCTTTTCGCTGCCGCTTGCTGCTATCGCACTGGGTTCGTTCCTTGTTTGGGCTACAGAAAAGGCTAGTAAATGACAGCTGGTATTTATAATACGACCATTGACCAAGGCGCAGTGTGGTCGGTCATTTTTGTATATAAAGACCCAAACAACAACCCTATCAACTTGACCGGTTACACAGCAGCGATGCAGCTTCGTCAGACATATGAAAGCGCGACTGCTGATCTCACTTTGACTACCGCCAACGGTGGCATTGTCATCACTGGTGCCACTGGCACTATCACTGTGACTGCAACCGACGAGCAAACAGAGGCACTTACTCCGGGCTATTACGTTTACGATTTGGAGCTTACATCTGGTTCAAACATTTCGCGCTTGGTGCAAGGACAAATCACAGTGGCAGAGCAGGTGACACGTGGCTAACAAAGTCATAATCAACGAGACCAACAACACTGTTGAAGTCATCTCTCCGGGTGCACAAGGTGCGCAAGGCCCAACTGGCCCAACTGGTGCTACCGGCCCTGCTGGTGCTACTGGTGCGACTGGTGCCACAGGTGCTGTCGGTGCCACAGGCTCAACAGGTCCTGTCGGCGCTACGGGCGCAACTGGCGCAACTGGCGTAGTCGGCCCGACTGGCGCAACTGGCTCAACCGGCCCTGTTGGCGCAACTGGCCCTGTCGGTGCTACAGGTGCAACTGGCCCTGTCGGTGCTACAGGTGCAACTGGTTCTACCGGCCCGCAAGGCATTCAAGGTATTCAGGGCGTTCAGGGTGACACCGGCGCAACAGGTGCAACGGGCCCACAAGGCGACACAGGAGCAACTGGCCCACAAGGCGACACCGGTGCTACCGGTCCTGTCGGTGCCACTGGCTCAACTGGCCCTATCGGTGCAACAGGCCCACAAGGTGACACTGGTGCCACTGGCCCTATTGGTGCTACTGGTGCAACAGGTCCACAAGGCGCAACTGGTCCAACCGGCGCAACTGGTCCGCAAGGCGAAGGCATTCAAATCCTTGGCAGTTACGCAACTTTAGCTGCACTTCAAGCTGCACACCCAACCGGCAACCAAGGCGATGCTTACATTGTTGGCGCTGGAGATCTCTACGTGTGGAGCGTTGCACTCGGCGCTTGGGACTTTGTGGGCAACATTCAAGGCCCAACCGGAGCCACCGGTTCAACAGGCCCTATCGGCGCTACCGGAGCAAGCGGCGCAACTGGAGCCACCGGCCCAACTGGTCCGCAGGGCATTGTAGCTGGTCGCTATTACTATTTCAATGCTTCAGTCACTGAGGTCGCTTCTTATAAGCAGCTCTCAGAAGACCCAGCGTCTGCAACCGAAAACACAACCACTGTCAACATCGCTGGTAACACCACCTCACTTTTAGCCTCTTATATCTCCACTCCGTTTGATTTCACGCTGATCCCGGGTGGCACGCAGCGCTTCACGCTGTTCATGCTAAAGCCAGCAAGCAACGATGGCTTGCAGGTGTTCTGCCGTCTAAAGCTTGCTGACAACTCGGGTACCGTTCTTTCAACCATTGGCGACAGCGACACATCTCTAGTCGGCTACAATGGCGCAAACCCAGTGCCGACCCCAACAGATATCACGTTGCCAACGACCACGGTGTCTATCGGCCAGCGCATGGTCGTGGAGATCTACGGCGTCAACACCGACGCAACTGCTCACAACCTTAGCTTTATCACACAAGGCACCACCCACTTTTCTTACGTCATCACCACTTTACAAGCAGCAGAAGGTCCACAAGGTCCAACTGGTGCAACAGGTGCAACTGGTCCTATCGGTGCTACTGGAGCAACCGGCCCAACTGGCCCTATCGGCGCAACCGGCCCGCAGGGCGTTCAAGGCCCGAGCGGTGCAAGCGGTGCGACCGGCCCTGAAGGCGCAACTGGTCCAACCGGTCCTGTCGGTGCTACTGGTCCTGTTGGCGCTACTGGCCCGCAGGGTGTTCAGGGCGACGTCGGTGCAACCGGTCCAACTGGTGCAACTGGCCCACAAGGTTTAGAAGGCGCAACAGGCCCAACCGGCCCACAAGGCAGCGTTGGTGCAACTGGTGCAACTGGCCCACAAGGTGCGACAGGCCCTCAGGGCGATGTCGGTGTTACCGGCCCTGTCGGTGCCACTGGCCCTGAAGGTGCTACTGGCCCTGTTGGCGCTACTGGTGCCACTGGCCCTCAAGGCGATGTCGGTGCCACCGGCCCTGTTGGCGCAACTGGCGCTACTGGTCCTACCGGTGCAACTGGCCCACAAGGTGTCGAGTTCAGCACTACAGCTCCTGCAAGCACTGGCGTTCTTTGGGTTGACACTGATGACCCGGGCGACGCGGTTGTTCCTGCTGGCGGCACAACTGGCCAAGCGCTAGTCAAAGCCTCAGACGCAGATTATGATTCAGTTTGGTCTTCTGTTGTTGGTCCTACCGGCGCTACCGGCCCCGTGGGTGCCACCGGCCCTGTTGGTGCGACTGGTGCAACCGGTGTTACCGGCGACGTTGGTGCCACTGGACCTGTGGGTGCTACCGGACCTGTTGGTGCTACCGGACCTACTGGTGCTACCGGACCCGTGGGTGCCACTGGCGCAACTGGTGCAACCGGTGCAACCGGTGCAACCGGTCCGACTGGCGCGAATTACGTTCCGTACCCAGCTGGCAAAAACAAGTTTATAAACGGAGATCTTTATTGGAATCAGCGTGGTTTTACTTCCACCACTTCTGCTGGTGTGTTCTTTGCCGATAGGTGGAAAACAACGCATTTTGCTGGAACAACTACTTTCACCACTCCGACGATAGACTACGGGTCGTTTGCGGACCAAACCTCTAACAAAGTTGTAAGGCTGACATCTGGGTCGGCCACAAACGACTCTGGTATTGCTCAGATGATTGAAGATGTGGCGACTTTTGCGGGCCAAACTGTAACCGTGTCCTTCTGGGCTCGTTCCAGTGCAAACCCTTATGGCATAGACTTAGTGGAAGCTCTTCAAGGATTTGGCAGTGGTGGGTCAACAGCAGTTTATTCTTATGCCAGCGTTGCCGGCAAAACCATTACATCAACTTGGTCTCGTTTGAGTTTTCAAATCGCAGTGCCTTCTATAGCGGGCAAAACAGTTGGGTCTGGTAATTTCCTTCAGATTCGCGTTGATTTTGTAAACAACTTGCCAAGTGGTGAGTGGATTGAAGCCACACACTTTCAAATCGAGGCAGGTTCGACAGCAACACCGTTTACAACTGCCACCGGCACCATTCAAGGCGAGCTTGCGGCCTGCCAGCGGTACTACGCTAAGTCTTACGATTTGGCTACCACTCCGGGCAGCGCCACTGGTGTTGGCCTTGTTGGGTGGACGGTTGTTTCTACTGGTGCTAACTCCAACACGTTTTACTCGAAGTTTCCAATAACGATGCGGGGCACTCCGTCGGTTACCATCTATTCGCCCAGCAGCGGCGCAAGTGGAAAAGTTGACAACAACTCAACCGGCGCTAACATCAATGCAAGCCCTATCGACATTGGTACCAATGGTTTCGTGTACTACGTTACTGGTTCGGTTGGTGGCTCAGTCGGCCAGTATTTGGGTAGTCACTATTCAGCAAGCGCGGAGCTCTAATGAAAACATACACCGAAAAAACGTTGGCCAACTACACTTTTATAGAGGTAGAGGAAAACGGCGTAATCAGTTGCGTGCCCATTAGCGAAACCAACTCAGATTATCAACGCTATTTGCGTTGGCTCGAAAACCCAAACGCTGACGAGTTTCAACCACCACTAGAAGGATAACATGGCCACAATAAAGTATTGGGACGGCACAGCGTGGGTTTACGCTGTCGTTGGCAAGCAAGGCCCAGTCGGACCAACCGGTGCAACCGGACCGACCGGTGCTGGTGCCACTGGCGCAACAGGCCCTGTCGGTGCGACAGGTGCAACTGGAGCAACAGGCCCAAGTGGCGCAACAGGCGCAACAGGAGCCACTGGCGCGGCCTACATCAATATTGACGGCGGAAATGCAACAAGCACTTACGGCGGTTTGACAGCCATTGACTGTGGCGGAGCATAGGAGAAAAGATGCCAGTACAGATACAGTTTAGACGAGATACAGCTGCAAACTGGACCTCTACAAACCCGACACTTGCCATCGGCGAGATCGGACTTGAAACTGACACTACCAAGTGGAAGCTCGGTAACGGGTCAACTGCTTGGAACTCACTTGCCTACGCTTATGCGGCTGGTGCGACCGGTCCTACTGGGCCGCAAGGCGCCACTGGTCCTACTGGTGCAGTTGGCGCAACAGGCTCTGTCGGTGCAACAGGTGCAACTGGAGCTGGTGGCGTGGAAGCCATCAATGCACAAACTGGCACGACCTACACTTTTGTCCTTTCTGACAAAGACGATTTGGTTACAGCCAATAATGCGTCTGCTCAGACTTATACGATTCCGCTAAACTCAAGTGTTGCTTTTCCAGTTGGCACACTCATAAACATAATCCAGATCGGCGCCGGTCAAGTTACTGTGCAAGCGGCTGGTGGCGTTGCTTTTGCTTCGACAGGTGCGACTTCAACTGCACCTAAAACTAGAACTCAGTATTCGGTTATAACGCTAATCAAAGCTGGTACTGATACTTGGTACGCCACGGGAGATATCGCCTAATGCCAATTCTTGGGGTGGTAGCGTCGTCGTTGGCTAAACAAACAGCAGCTCGTTGGTCGTGGTTAGTTGACGAACCAGCTGCCAACATGGAGTATTACGCGTCGGTGGCCGTGTTTTCAGACGGGTCGTGGGCTGCTGGCGGCGCCGACACATCAGGCAACAACCGTTGGATTATCAACAAATGGAATACGAACGGCACTCTCGCGTGGCAACGCGCCATATCAACGTCGGAAACATCAAGGACATACGATATCGCGTGGAGCATGGATACAGACGCCAGCGATAATCTGTTTGTTTACGGAGCAGTAAAAGACCAAAACTCCGGGACTGCTATGGGCAGCGCCATGGTGGTCAAATACAATTCGAGTGGCACGCTTCAATGGCAAAGGCGATT